TTAAAGCAACCTTCATCCATTCGCTGGCGAATATAATCCTTATAAGGATCCAGTTTACTCGGACGTTGTTTTCTTTTATATACCGGTAGCTCATCTTTATTAAGCCACTTTCTGACGGTTTTTCTGTCACACCCTAATTCATTAGCAATGTCTGTAATGTACATTCCTTTTTGTTTCATTTCTTTGATCATAAAAAATTCCCCATTCGTTATAATTTTGAACAACTCCCTCCCAGAGGGATTGTCCGGTAAACGTGGGGAATTTTCAACCGGAACTATTGAGTATTCTATCACCGGATTCTACACTGAATTCCAAGTATAGGTTTTATATTCCCATTGCATTTTTTCACCCCTCCCTTTTGCCTACTATATTCGACATAAAGGAAGTGATTCCCTCCTCTGGAAATAAAAAATTTGCACTCTATATTGGGTGCAAATGAAAAAGGTGAATTCTGACGACATAAAGTAATTCTATGTAAAAATTGATTTTCCTGCCATTTTTAAAATTTTTCGTTCGTGTGTTTTTTGATATGCTTGGCAAAATTTATGCCAACTTGGGGTATCGCTTATTTACACATTTTCATTCGTCAAACCGTATAATCAAATTGTATAAAGATGTATTGTATATGCACGTTTAGTCAACATAAAAACCATTATGTAAAATACATACAATGAATAAACGTTGATATAAAGCCATTTCACAAAGTTTTACGAATTATGTAATATGCAGGATTTTATGCAAACACCCTATAATCCCTTATATATCAAGCGTTGTAGGTATTTCGATAAATTTTGTGAATGTTTGTGAATGGACACTTTTTTGCATAAAATTTTTCTTTTATCACGATTAAATATTGCATAAAAAACGAATAAAATAGGCGTAAATTTATAGGGAACATACATTTCATTAAACAATTTAATTAAAATGTATTTTTTTTTGAACAAACTCTAACTTCACTTACTTTTTTATAGTGACTATATATAACATAACAGTGTGCGGCGGATGATATAATCATCCCAACTCGCACACCTTATTTTACTTACTTTTTGTTAGTAACAATCATCCTCATAATTCGCTTTTCTTGTCATCATCAACGTTATTTCCACTTTGATTATCTTCTACCATATTTACATTCCGTTCTGCTTTAATCCTCTCCAACTCTTGCACTTTGTCATGGATGTAAGGTATTTGCTCAACAACACTCTCCAAACTAATCGCACCCATACCCTGTAACTTCTCAAGATTTTCGATGATCTCCTTCTCATTTTTCGGAGTAGAAGGAACAAATACGACACTCAACGTATCAAACTCATCATCACTAAACGTTATCCCTTTATACTTTAACATCCTTCTAATCGCTTCAAATCGCTTCTCAAAGCCTTTCTCAAGATACTTTGCGTTTAATGAAGCCTTTAGGTCAGCAAGTGAGAATAACATTTGTATACTAACCTCTGATAGGTTACTTATATCTGTCTTGTTCATGCTCACAGCAGGTGTATTACTAATATCTAATAGTGATTGTAATAAATGCTTATATAACGTTTCAAATGCTTTGTGGTCAAATTGGTTATGTACAAATTTAAAGTCAGCACCGTCATCAAGTGTTAGTCCACCACCAACTACATCTTTTGGTAGACCATCACCCTTTAATTGTTGACCAATTGCAACTGGAATCCCAGTAATATATTTGTAATAGCCGTCTGTTGCTTTGCTGATTAAGTCCTCCAAGTTATCAAGGATACTTATAATATCCTCTAAATCACTACGACCATATAGATCAGATACTTCATTTTGATTGATGTAACAAATAGGCAAGCCACTTATATTAGGCTTTCTATCAACTAACCGTAACTCTCCACCATTATTATCATACTTTTCAACGGTATCAGGAGTATAGACAACATAATAATCAATCGCATCAACCATATAATTCTGAATGACCGCAATCAATTTACCTTCGTCATTGTAAACTGGAACAACTTCTTCAGGATTTATTAATTTACTCTTGATGTTCCTTTTTTCATCAAAGTATAGATACTCCCATCCCTCACCATACTTCACCATTTTGTCAAGAATGGAATGGTCAATACGATGAAATTTCCCTTTATTGTATACCTTCTTATATTCCCCTACTACTGTTTCGTCTCCACTTAAACTCACGGGATTCTTCAACAAATAACTGGTCTGGAAATTAAGAATCGTCTTGGCATATTGCAAAGTTATCTTCCTTGTTTCATATCGTTTTCCATTAAACATTTCGTTCGGTCTTTGATTAATGGCATGTCTACCGTTTAAATATTCTTTAATGTCCAATATTTTTTGAACTCGTTGCGAAATGCTCACCTTATTACATTCCTCAACAAACCAATCGGGCTTACCGTCATATACTTCTTTGATATATTGGCTAATATCCACTAAAATACCTCCTTCTGTTAAAATTTGCTGACCACAAAATTGTTGCAAGTTTACTTAATTTTGGTACAATGAGTTTACGGGAACGTTTAGGGATTGCTTTACTCTTTTTATGTTGTTTCATCAACATACCATTTGTTTGCCTTCATTGCCTGCACACTCAATGCAGCGGAAATAACCAAATCGTCATGATTTTCATTTCCACCTTTATTGCCGTACTTTTTATCCTTTTCAACATATATCTGCATTTGTTCCAAAATTTCCTTCGTATGTATTAAAATCAAACCTTTTTCAAAGATTTCCTTATAGTCTTGAATCAAAATACTTTTAGTTGTTGAAGATGTTTGCCATCCTAATTGCATCACCTTTTGTCCCCGTTGATTAAATATTTTCTGTTTGTAAAGGTTCATGTATCCTTTTTCTTTTCTCAAGCGCTCTAATAATGGCGTACCCACGTTGTTACGCTCAATGCAAAGAAAAGCATAGTTATAATACTTACCTAACGTATTAACTATCTCGGCAAATTCATATACCGGCACTTTGTTATGGACAAAGGTACAAACTTCTTCGCCATCTGAATTAATGATAGTTATAGTCGAACTATCGCCACCACCACCAGTTGCAGTATCTACCCCACCAAAGTAACGCTTATTACTTTTCGGTAAATGGTAAATAAACAACTGTTTCCCTAAATATCTTCTTAACTCTTGTGGAATATCATTTTCCACTTCCTTTTTAGGTAACGGAGAGAGGATATATTTGATTCTTTCAAGCACCAATGCAGGGTTAAACACTGATTCACCTGAGCTTATAAATGATTCCATTGGATTGGACGGGTACTCTTGATAAAATTCCTCTAATTGCATGTCCATTAACTTCCATCTTCTCCACATTAAAAAACGTAAGTTTGCACCCATTTTAAATAATGTACGTTCATCTTCTTCCAGGTCTTTTTCCATCAATCTTTTGCCATAATATGCTTTGTGCCATCTCTCGGCTTCGTCATGATCGGCTTTGAATTGTTTCTTGTATAAATCGGCAAAAAACGGCACGAAGAATGCTTTGTATTTTGAGTTACCTTTGTAAGCACTCATAAACAACTTAAAATAATTGTTACCGACACCATTAGACGTCGTTTCAATCACCAAACGACTTGTAGGAGATTTAGCAAGTGATTGTTCGCACGACAATAAAGTTTTCTCCTGGTTGTCGTAAAAAGCATATTCTGATAAGTGAATCCATTCAAACGTACTCCCTCGCCCAACATCCTTATTACCTGCAACCACACAACGAATCAATGAACCATTTGACAATAATAACTCATCCCTATTGTCACGTTTCGTATCGGGAAACACATCGGGAAACTTTTCTCTCGGCAAGTGATAGTTCATCATTTTTAGCCGTTCAAATAATTCCTTTGATGAATCGGATTTGTAGGAAACGATAAGATATTTTGTATTTGATTTAACACAAGCACTAAAAAGACAAAACGCCAGGGCAACCGTACTAAATCCTCCCTGACGTGCTTTTGCAATGATATTAAATTTTGTCATGCCATTGATAAACTCTTCCTGCTGCTCATTTAAGACAAATGGAACAAGATCACCGTTATTATCAACAATTTTAATGAAGTTTTTTGCAAATAACTTAAAGTCACCTAAAATCTTTTCTATTTTTTGTTTCTTTGTTAATCTCATTTACTCACCTCCAAAATAAGTCGTGGATAATTATCTACGACTTATAACTCTAAATCATCGTCATCCTCTTCATCTTGGACAACATTATTAAATGCTTTAACCGCCAATTGCCGATGATGTTCAATTTCTTTTTGAAGTTGTAAAAGCAACTTTACCGCCTTTTCATCACCCGTCAATGCTTTTTCCTTCACAGAATTGTACATTGCAATTAAATCCTCGGCTGTTTTGCTGGATAAATACAAGGCAACAAGATGTTTCCATTCTTCCGTTTTCATCCATCTATAAAATCCATTCATAGAGTGACGATTGGTTGTTTTTAACAATTCCTCTTCTGTCATTTCTTTTTCGCTATCAAACCAAATTTTAAAGTGATATTTGAAAAATTGTTGTTTATGGAATTTTAATGTCTTTAAGGCATCATATATATTCATTTAACTTCACTCCTCTTAAACTGACGATTCATCATAAAATACACCAAACAGACAAGTATCATTATCCAAACTTCTTTTGTCATTAAGATCATGGTAAAGGTACAAACAGTGGCTACAAATTGGGCAATTACCATCCCGACAACAAGAATACTCAATGCTTTAACAATTAAATCTTTTGATTTTTTCATAATAGATTCGCTCCCTTGATTAAATTTGAGAATAAAAAAAAGGACTAGCGTTTTGCTAGCCCAAAGGATTAGGTACATGATCAAATGGGTTAGGTTCACCCCAGGACTCTTTCCTATTACCGAATGCCCATTTTACATCATGTTGCTTTGGCTCTTGTTTAGATTCTTCTTTAACTTCTTCAATTGGCATTTCATTTTCAATGTCAATTGCTTTTTTCTGTTTCTTCTTTTTATTAACACGTTTAATTAATCTATCCATATTCTCTTTTTCGGTTAAAAGAAATTTTTTTATTTCTTCTTCTTTGACACTTGTCAATAGGTGATGTTCAAAAAAGTATCCATGTTCACCTTTCCGAGTCCTTCTGTGAGACGACATAAAGTAGTTTCTGTTCATTTTATAAATCATTTTATGAATGTAGTCTTTATCAAATCCTAAATGATCTGCCATCTTAGCAATCTTCATGTACATCTTGCCTTCCATATTATTGCTCCATTTAGCAATTAGACAGTACAATGCAAAATATTTTTCAGTTAAGCCGGCTTGTTTGTATTTCTCAAATAATTCCAAAGGAACATAGATGTAAAAATCATCATCCTTTTTACCAAAAGATGAAATGGCATCAGTAGCAGTAATAATTAAAATGTCCTTATCTCTAATACTTCCGTTTTCGTCAATTAGATAATCCCAACGGGATACATTATTAAGTTTAATAATTTTCGCACCTTGCATTTTCTTTAGCAAATCAAATACTTCATCCGTTGAGTATCCTGTCTCTTTCCGTAGCATTGAAATGGACGTAATAAATGTATGTTCATTTTCTTGATTATGTAGGCGAAATTTATATAATTGAAAGTAGAGATTTAAACCTTTGTATGTAATTTTTTCATACACATTTTTTTTACGACCTTCTTTATCAAACCAGTTAGATTTAATTTTTATTGCTTTTAGTGTAAAGTTAAAATTCATTAGATTACCTCCAATTGATTATGTATATATTAAAGAAGCAAGTTCGAAACACGTTAGTGTTTTGAGAGATATTATCTTATTCTATCTTTTATTATTATCTAAGTTAATTACATCCCCTATTTCTTGAAAATATCATAGTTTATGTATTGAAAAAGTGTACCCTTGACCCCAAAATATCATCATACATTTTTTTACAAAAACTCTAAAACTATTGATATTACTACATTTTTCACTTCTTTTTTTTACACACCTATATATCCCTTATTTCCGAAAAATATCATGATTTTTGCATTCAAAATATAGAGGGTAGAAAGTACAATATCAAAATTTTTGCAATACCCTTGTACCCTTCACCCTAAAATATCATGGTTTTGATTAAAAATTCCTTATAAATCAAACACTTATCAAGTCGGACAAAAAGTAAAATATCAAAATTTGTGTTTTTGAGTTTGTGATAATCTTCTACTTATCATGATTTAGTGTTTTATATTCATCCAACGCCTTTTGTAAAATATCATTTTTATAAAACATGGCGAATGTTTTACCTGTACTTGTGTTTTTTGCAACAGTGATAAAGTCAATTGACTTTACATCTTTGAGAAAAGTAAATAAACGTTTATTGTAGCAGAAGAAAAAATCTGATTTCGTCATGGAAATACCTCCTATTTTTATTTTAGTCAAAAATGGTCAAATAAGAAAGAGGATGATATTTCATCCTCCTTTAAGTTAAATCATCGTATATGACAGCCACCGTTGCCCCGTGAAAGCGTGAGAAAAGCATTTGTTTAAAAAGTCATTATCGACTAAATACGCTTGTTTACCTGCCGTTTGACTAAACTCATGTGACATTGTAAATTGTTGTGACGGCAAAGAAAAATCTAAATTAAAACATGAAAAAAGAGATTGCAATTTGTCTAATGCAATCCCTGTTTTTAAGTATCCATCTTGATCGATACAAATTTTTTCATTTAATTTATATTCCTGGATAACTTCAATAAAGTCGCTTTTTTGGTATGTATACAGTACGCTTGCCAATTCTTCCAGTTCCAAAAATTCTCGGTATTTTTTATGAGCAAACTGATCACGTTCGTACGGCTGATAAAACCCTAAATAGCTTGAATCAATCGCCCACAATACCAATTTTTGCTCATCTGTTAATTGTTTGTAGTCAAAAATATCATAAAGCGAAACGACAGTAAGCAATGTAGACATAGCATACTTGTAAAAGTAATACTTGTTGCGTGAGATTTTATATATGTTGTTTAGGTTGGCACTATTAGGGTTTGGCTCATCCTCACTGTTTAATAGTGTTACATGGTTGTCAAATGCTTTCATTTTATAATTTACAGCCATATCAATTGCCACGACATCCGATTTAGTTTTGTTTATCTGGTCTAATGTGTCAATTCGATATAGCTTTTTAAAGTCGTAAAAGTAATTGATCGTGTATCCTTTATGCGCTTCAAGTAACTTTGACGAAAACAATGAATCAATATCATCTGTGATACACATTATGTATTTGTTGTTATCTAAACACCAGTTAGGGAATTTCTCTTTAAGCGTCGCTTTCATAGTAATAGAAAGACGAGAAATACTCCCACTACCTTTTAATGTTAAACGTCTTACCGTCAACGGCAGAAAATATTGCTCGTTGACATCCTCCTTTTAATCCATGACCATATTTGTTTGAGTGTACTTTTCAATTTTTTCTCAAACGGTCAAATGAAATAAAAGGAAGTGGTCAAGACGTATTTCTTGTTTCTTTCATTTTTTCACCTTCACTTTCTTTGATTATTTTTAATGATTAATTTTTATACTCATCAATAAATTTTCTATATAATTCAATTTTTCTTTTTGACATCCCGCAATCACCCGTTTCATAACGGCTAATTAGCGATTGTGAGCAGCCAATATAATTGGCGATTTTTTGCATACTGATTTTTTTATGTCTACGCTTTAGAAAATACTCATCCTTTTTGTTCATTCCCCTTTTCTCCTTTGATTAGATAAATAAAAAGAGGATACCTGCTTTAAGCTAGTACCCTCTTAATGGTTATGTATTAGGAAGTTTTTAAAGAGTATTCAGCAACTGCTTTTTTGCTACCAACTTTAAGCGTTAATTCAGCCAAAACATGACCTTTAACACTATCACCTGTTTTGGCAAGTGCTTCAAACAATGGTTCACGCAAAAATGCTAGGGATAAGTAATTCACATCAAAAATGTGCATTTTTGTAGCGTCTTGATGACGAGATAGGATAAAGTTTACATCCCCATAATTTGTGCGAAGTTTGTCTACTGTTAGACCAAATACATTTTCTTGTGCAATGTATCGGTAAGAACCTTTGTACAATTCGTCAATTTGCTCTTTTAAGTCGGCATTGACAATTGCAAAATATTCGCCTGTTGCAAGTCCTTGTGCCCAAAGTTTACGGACAGTGTCTTTAATTTCTTTTTCTGAAATTACATTTGCGGTTTCCCCAGTAACCTTATTTGCAGTATCCACCCATTTGCTTAAACCATCCATTCTACGGATGTATGGAGAAGCCGAACCATCGTTACGAACACCGCCCATTAATGCTTTCTCAATTGCTACTTTTGTTTCAATTAATCGGTCATTGATTTCAGCGGCAAAAATATTAGGTTGACCTGGAACAGAAATAGCGGAAACACTTCCACTAACGGATGCTGCTTTTTTGAAGATTTCACAAACATTGTTTAGTTCCGCACGACCACTTTCTTGGAAAACTGTAGTTTCAGATCCTTCAACCTGTGAAATATCAGATGTAGTATCGAAACTACGCTCACGCCAAGTATGAATTTTACCATTAGATTTTTCAACACGTCCTTTAGCCATTAAAAGAGACATTAAAGGAGTGTCTTGAACCCCAACAAGTGCAATTTCTTTAGATAAAGATACTGATTCAGTGTTAGTTAAATTTGTAGTTTTAAACATAATATAATTCCTCCTAGAGTTTTATTTTTTTTATAAGAAACGGAAAAATCCGTTTACTTAAACAAATTGGCAAGTTTACTGCCGATCATTCCGACAGTATTTTTTTCTTTCTCAAAATTGTCATACTGACTCGCTTTTTTGTGATCCTCTGGCTTAAACGAAGAATCAATCAAAAAATCTTTCTTAATTTGATTTAATTTTTCAATTTTTGCTTTTAAATCATCTGCATCAGCAAATGTTAAAAGACCATCTGTAACTGCTAAACTAAAATCAACAGTTTCTGCTAAATAGAAATGAACACTTTTTCCCCAATTATAATCCAGATAAGTTATGATAGTCTTTTCAACATGGCTTATTTGGGGGATTTGAAAGGTGGAAAAATTAATAGTGTATTTGCAGGTTCATCAACTGAAAGAACAAGGATTCAAGGTGGCAGCTATCGCAAAAAAATTAGAGATTTCGAGGAATACAGTTTACAAGTA